CAGTGATCAATAATGTCTATTGCTTTATCTGGATAAAACTTATTTGGTATATATTTTTCACAGTAACCGATTATGTTTTCTAGGAATTCATCACTGTATGTAATGGTGTGGAAATTTTCATAGTAAGAAACTATTGTAGGTAAAATTTCTTCCATTTGAAACCTAGATGGCTCTCTGATTATTACCCTTTCAAACCTACGGTCTAGCGCCGTATCTTTTTTGATTGTATTTGTATATTCGTTAATAGTGGTAGCCCCAATACAGCTTATTGTCCCTCTAGCAAGCTCTGGCTTCAGTATATTAGAGGCTTCTAAGGAGTTGTTATTCGCTCCTCCTGCTCCAATCAATGTATGAACCTCGTCTATAAACAAAATTAGGTTACTATATTTTTTAGCTTCATTTACAAAATCTTCTAGTCTCTTCTCAAACTGACCTCTGTATTCCGTGCCAGCAACCATGCTGGATAAACTAACAGAATATATCACTTTGTTAGCAATAAGTTCGGGCGCATCTCCTGCTACAATCTTACAAGCTAGCCCTTCTACTAGAGATGTTTTTCCTGTTCCTGCTGGGCCAACTAAAAGAGCATTTGGTTTCTTTTTTCTACAGAGAATTGTTGCCACTTCATCAATCTTGCCGTCAAAGTCTACAATTTTATCAAACTCGTTATTTAATGCTTTTAGATTTAAGTTTTCTGCAAACTGACACAAAATTTCGTTCTTATCAAACATGTCAATCCAGTCCTCTGGAGTTTCCACATCCATCATAGAAGTGGTGGTAACTGGATCAAAGTCTTTTACAACTAAAGAACACTCAGTAACAAATCCCAAAAAGACTTCATCTGAGCATTCATTGCCTTTTGGAAAAAGATTTTTTATAACCTTCGGATAATGCTTATCATCAAAGAAAACCATAAGGATTACTTCAGGGGCTATGTAATCTAATTTAAAATTTTCTTTACAAATTGTTTCTACTTCTTTTAAAAGTTTTCTTGTATCCGTTTTTAAAATCTTTTTAGAGTGTTTATTCTTGCGCTTTTTACTCAAGACACTTCTAGACTCCTTTAATAAGTCTTTAGGATCTACATTTACTTTTTTGAAGATAGACGAGCATGATTGACTTAAATCACTCAAAAAACAATGAAAGAACAAGTCAACATCTGCTCCATTTCTATGCAAAATACCAGCAAGTTCTTTAGTCCTCTCAAGAACACCTTGTATATGAGGGGTGAAGGGTAAATTAAACATTTTTAACTTCTCTTAACTTCATGAAAATATTTGTTTCAACTGGATTAATATTATCCACAAAAAATGTATCGCTGCTTTTTGAACCGTTAACAACAATAACTTTATTTTTAGATAACTTATATCCACTTTCCAAAAAATCAGAAAGTTTTTCTTCTCTAGAGTTATCCATAAATAGAAAATTTTTAGTGGATGTGTTATCACAAATTGTAATAATCATGTATTTATTGCCATTCTGAGATGTTCTAGTAAAGAAATCTTTGACTTCTCCTACAACTTGAAATTTTTGTCTATCTACAAGGTCTTCAGTATCTTTTAAATTAATTAATGATGAGAAACGATCTTGGAAACATTCTTTAAGGTTGTGAGAGTAACTATACCCAAGAAGAGAACTTTCATATCTCCACTTAGCAAACATTTCGTGCTTTTTATTTTGATTGTATATTTTCTTATACTGATCAAATTTACTTTTAAATGTTTTAAATCTTTTCTCTGCCATTATTGGCCTATTGTCATCGCCTAAAGTTTGCTTTTCCAAAACCTCTGATATTGCATTAAGGATATCATAACCAAATCTATCTCCAATTTTGACAAAATTTCTTTTCTCTCTATCTGTGAGCAAATTAAAAGCTTGAGCTTCAAGAACCATGCGAGTCCTGTTAGTTCTCGCATGGTCCATTGTCCCAGCTTGGATTAAAGCAGCAAGGATTGATATGTTGATACCGCACTGCTTGGCAGCCAAGAAAACCTCATACTTATTGTTGAACTCCATACCTCTAAAATCAATAAGACTTTGTATTGATTTAAGAGAAATACCCTTAATGCTATTTAATCCATAACGAATATTTCCATCTTCAATAGTGAAGTCGAAATCAGACTTATATAGACAAGGAGGCAACATTTTAATTCCAAAGTCTGCAAGCTCTTCATTCACTCCAGAGATTGTTTGTAGAGGTTCTGGATCAAACTCAGCACACTCAAGAATAGATAGGAAAAATTCAGAAGGATATTTGTGTTTTAAATAAACTGTTTTCGCTGCAAGATCTGCATAAGCAAAACTGTGAGATTTGTTAAACGAATAATGAGAAGCAGCTACTAAGGAGTTCCAATAGAAATCTGCTATTTCTTCTGTCAAGTCTCTTGATGTAGCAGCCTCATAAATTCTATTCTTCCATTTAGGCATTTCATCTACTTTTTTCTTTCCCACAATCCTTCTTAAAACTTCAGCTTCTTCAAGAGTCAATCCAAAAACTTTATGAGCGATCTGCATTAATTGTTCTTGATACAGGATTACGTTTTTAGACCATGACAGTATTCTATCTAACTCTGGATGTAGGCCAAGGTCAGAGGGAAGATTTTGTTGATTCTTATTCATCTTATATGTTAAGACAAATTCAAGTGCGGCTGGTCTAGCTAAAGCAACAACATCAGAAAGTTCATTTATATCTTTTGGTTTTATCTCTCTGCATACTTTAAAGTTGGTTTCTGCGGATATTTGAAACAAGCCCATAGGATGTTTAAAGTCTTGCAATATATCATATATAATTTCATCATTTGCATCTATATCTTCAATATCTATGCCGACTTTCTCGCAAGTCTTGTGAGCTATCGTCAAAGTTCTTAATCCTAAAATATCGAACTTAACCATAAGGTCTGCGACATCGTTCATGTCATAACCTGTGACTAAATCTCCATCTTTTGTTTTTTGTAGCGGAACAATATTCTCAATACTCTCTGAACAGATGGCAATACCAGAAGGATGAACTCCTGTGTTCTTTGGTAGATTCTCTACCTTTAAGGCATTATTAAATGTTTTAGGATGTTTTTTTACCCACTTTGAAAATTTATCACTGTCTTGTTCTGCTTGTTTTAGTGGGAAAACAACACCATGAAGCTTAGGTATCATGTCAGAAACCTGATTGGCCTCATCTTCCTTTGCTTCATCAAAGTATTTAGTAGCCTCTCTTATACAAAGCTTAGAACTAAAAGTGTTAAAGGTTAATATTTTTGCTGTCCTACCTTGATGTTTGTGTTCGATATACTGGATAACTCTATATCTCTGATCATATGAAATATCTGAGTCTACATCTGGCAAAAGACTTCCTACAAGGAACTCTTTACCCCTTTTATCAGTAACTTTTTTGGCCCGTGATTTAGACACAAATCTCTCGAAGAAAAGATCGTGAGGGATAGGGTCGATATTGGTTACGCCAAGGAGAAATAGAACAAGAGAGCCAGCAGCAGAGCCTCTACCAGCACCAGTAGGTATATTATTGTCATGACAAAAATTTAAAACATCCCAGTTGAGCAGAATATAGTCTGTAAAGCCGAGTTCCTCAAATGTCTCAAGTTCTTGTTTTGCTCTTTCAAAGTAAACTGTTTTATTTTCGTATTTTGTAATACCTTTATTTCTTAATCCTTGTCTAGCAAGCTCATATAAAATATCTTTTGTCGAACTATCGGGTCCAAGGCCAATTTCTTTTAGCTTGGTCGGGTCAACGATTGTTTTGGGTAGATCTACTCCCGCAGGTTCACAATCGTCGTATGGTTCAAAGTCTTCAAACATTACAAGTTCATATGCTTCTTAAGTTTTAAGAAAACTTTATAGCACATTTGAATATCATAAAGTGCATCATGAAGTTTCTCTTCTTCAAAATCTATGTCAAAAAACTTCAATAGCTGATTTTGTGACACCTTCGCTTTTAAACTTCTATCATTTAAAATTTTATACTGCCAGCTTAAGAAATCACCTCTAGGTTTATCTAGCTCTTCTCTATATGCTTTGGCTAAAGCCCTTGTGTCATATATTCTTGGCAAATAAGAATAATCTGGCTGTTGTCCAAGCATCCTTTGTAAATGAGATACCATGTAAACATCAAACCCAAGTAGGTTTTGTCCTACTACAATGTATTGTGGATCAAATAAATACTGCTCAAACTTTGACCAAACAGAAATCAAAGATTCTGCTTTAGAGTTATATTCATCCCAATCAAAGCCTGTTAGCTTTCTAACGACCTCTGGTATATTTAACTCCTTATGTTTTATAAACTTATCGTGTGTTTCCAGCACTTTGTTTCCTTGACAAATTATCCAAGATAGCTGCCAAGTTTTAGAAGAGTGTAAATTTAAACCCTCTGTCTCTGTATCGAATACTAAATATTTTTGATTACTTGGCAACATTTTCTAAAAAAGATTCATAGCTAAACTCATCAGAACAAAAGTCATTGAGTCTTGGATTGGTATAAGTAGGAACTCTGCCCTGCTTTCGATTGCAAATAGCTTTATACATTTGGAAGGCTTGAAAGTCTTCTTTATCTCTGTAGTAAATGCTTTTTGCTTTTTCTGTTTTTACATTTAACTTTTTCAAAGCTGCACTAATTTGGAAATCAAATGGATGATTATTAGATTCTTCTATGTAAAAGTGGTCATACTTATCTAGTGAAAGATCACACATGCCAAAATGAAAAATGTTATTGAATACATAAGAATCATAAAATGGAACTCCAATGCTAATGTCATCAAGCTCTCCCTTACCCAGATCTGACATGTTTAAATATTCTCCTACGCTTGTAAAGCATTTAGTATAAAGGTTTCTAGCAACAGCTACTCCTTTATTGTTTTTGGGGAAGAAAATTAATTTACTGGGCTTTTCAGTAATACTCGACTGAACAACAGGCAACTTAACTCCATACACCATAGGGACTTCTATGTGAAGAAATGCTTTATTTATTACCCTGAATCCGTAGAAATTATCTTCTACTAAAATCATCTTCTTAACATCACCGCTTTGTGCAATGTCTACTAAATCCTCAACCCGCAGCAATGATCTTCCGATACTGAAGGTGCTTTTAAATAATGGTATCACTCCTGTATGTTACAAGAGTTCCATAGGTTTGTCAAAGGAAAAAGCAGGGCATCCGTCATATTTTGCCTTTTCTATCTTTAAACCTCCTACAGCTTTTTCTTTAAGATCTTTTTTGTAATCAGCAGACCCTACCCACTCTCCTTTTTCATTTACTAGAACATAATAGGTTCTAGGGAACTTGAATGGACAGTGCCACATTGGAGTCCCATCTTTTTTAAGCTGTCCTGCGTAGTCTGCTCTACCACAAACAACCTTGCCAGCAAACCCAGCATCCCTATCAAGATAACCCTTATCAAAGGCTAAATTTTTAGAAGCTGATACCTCATTAAAATTATTAATAATTTGTTGAACCTCTGTTAAAAAATATTCAAACCCCTCAAGTTCATCGTCTTCTAGGGGGTCCATAGTGCAATTACCCTCATTGTTGCAATCAAACTTTAAAAACAAGAACTCCATCTTTCTTTTCAAGAACTCTGGATATAAGTGTTTTACAGCCAAGCAATACATTAAGTTCTGCATATTGTCTGTGTAATCTTTGCCTGAAAATATTTGCTTTGATGTTTTAAAATCTCTTATAATAGCTTCTTTCTTTCTCTTGAATAAAAATAACTTATCAATAAAGCCTAGTATCCTGTAGTTTTTACCCCCTTCTGTGACAGAAATATCGAAATCTTTTTCACTTATTGATTCAGTTGGCTTGCCGTTTTTATCACCAAAGAAATCAAAATTTAAACCCTCTACTGTCATTTGATTTATGAGATCCATATTCTCAAAATCATCTATGCCGTGCTTTTTAGCATAATCCTCTATCATTCTTTTGACAGGAGGAGAAGCGTAAGCATTTTGTGTTTTTACTATCCTTGTATAATGTTTCCTATGCTTTGGGTTGCCGAGATTTTCAAAGACAGCGTGGCAGATTGTTCCACGCAGACTACCCTCATTCGCTTTATCAGGCAGCTTTAAGTGATATTTGCACCAGTATTGCCAAGAGCATGTTTGAAGCGTCTTTATGCGTGATGCAGATAGAGGCTTGTTCTCAGAATTCGTCATAATGAAATGAGTTTTTCTTTACGAGCTTTGCAAAAGAAGAAGAAAAACTTTTGTTTACACCTCTCTGATTCATGCCCTTTGCGATCTTTATGATTTTAGACATGGATTCTTGATGTTGTATATTATAACAATCTGAAGCGTATTTTTCTATTTGATCTTTGGTCATTTCTCCAAAGTCATTTTCTTCTGGGGGTATGAAATATATTTTGTCAAAATCAATTGAGTCAACCAATTTAAAAATAGATTTAATTGCACCTTCAAAGCCTCTATTTACAGAGGAAGTGTGATCATTATTAAATGATACAAAAACTTTTTTTATTGGGAGTAGTGATAGTCTTGCTATAAATTTTGGAGAGATATTCAAACCAAACGAAACAAGAACATTTTTTACGTCATTATTATATAGAGATAAGCAATCACCTACAGACTCTACAATGTGAACAGTTTCCTTTTCTTCTATAGCCTGTTTAACTTTGTCTATATTGTAATATGGAAAGAACCAAGATGATGATTTACCCATATGCAACCATTTAGGTCTATCGTCATTGGTAACTTTTCTGCCAGAAAAACCATGTATTCTTCCATCTTTTCTAAATACAGGAAAAATTATTCTCTGATACATTTTGCCAGACATTGCCAATCCACACTTAAAGTCCTCAAGAGTTTCTTTGCTAATACCTTTTTCTAGGTAAAAATCATGATGAGGGACAAGGCGACTTAATACTTTCGTAGAAAATGTTTTTTCTTCTTTCAATAAGTGTTTTTGTTTGATTCTTGCACCTATGTTTACACCATTATCTTTTAAATAGTGTTTTACCGCATTTGGATCTTTGGTGTTTAGGGTCTTTTGAAGCAGCGCCTCAAAGGGCATAAACTGAGAATCTTCTACATAGTCCTTCCAGACTCCAGTATCCTTATAAATCTGAAGGGCTGTCGAGTTATCGCCAGATCTGTATACTGCATTTGTTCTCCAGTAAGATCCATGATCCTTAAGGCGATACCCAAGGTTCTCTAATACTTCTTTATAATTCATTCTAAAACTTCGTCTTGAAATGGTTCATTAAGATAGCGAATTGCTCTTCTCAAAACCTTTGGATCATCGTTAAATTTTCCAAGAGCATTATTACAATCATTGCATATCCATCCTCTAAACTCTCCTGTTTCATGATCGTGGTCTAAAACAGGCTTGTCACACTCTCTACCACATATTGGACAAATTATCCATTTAGGAGTTTTATGTGTCTTTTTAAGTTTGGCAGATTGTTGACCTATGATCTTGTAACAATTTTTGCAGCCATGTTTACGATATTGTTTTGGATTGCCGTGTTTATCTAGTGTTGTTAAATGGACTGGAAAAAAATCAATAGGGAGTTCTTGCTTGCACATTTTTTGGCAAACTCTATATTCTTCTCCTTTTGGTTTATCATAAGTATCCCAAAACTCTGTTTGCTCTCCTATCAAACCCTTAAATTTATTGGTATCTCTTCTGCCTCGTTTGTATTTACCTCAACTCCCCCTCCATTAAAAGAATTTACTATATCCTGCAAATCACCACACTCAGTAATTCTGAAATTTTCTATATTTAAATTAATAAAATTTTGTTTCTTTGCTCCATCTGGCATTTCAACTGGATGTATCGCTCTCAGAGCATCTTTGCCAAGGTGTCTACACTTTAAATTAATTAATTTGTGAGTTCCAAAGTTAGCGCCTTCTTCATGTATCTCGTCTGCAACTTTTCTTCTCAGTAGAAAAAGGTGTGAACAGAACTGGGTGATCCCATCAGACAATGAAACAACACTTTCATCATCAACTATGCCACCTGCTCCTCTATTATTAGTAATGCCTAGCCTGTTAGATTGAACCGAAGTAAGCATTGAAACGCATGGCTTACCATCAAAAGACAAGTCTCTTTGGATAGTCTGCTTAAACTTGTGAACCATGTAGGAAACCTGTTGCCAACCATCAACCTTGCCAATGCTGCCAAAGTCACTCTTAATATAGTCAAAGCTAAAAATCAAAGGGTTGCCTCTTCCTATCTTGGAGAAATAAAATCTTTTAAGTAGAGAACACATCTCATCTGGAGACAAACCTGCGACATTCTCGTAATAAAACTCCATGTTTTTAATCTTGCTCCAAGCTGATCGGACTTTAGCTACGACTTGTTCTACTGTTAAATTTTTGTATCCTGTTGTCCTCCATTTACCTGTCTGTAGAAGCCATACAGGTATTCCTGTCATTGCAGAGCATTGCCTGAAGATAAGCTCCTCTTCACTCATCTCACCGTTATCAAAATGAAGCACGGGGACATCATATTGGGCAGAAACCCTAGTGCTATAGTCCATGCAAAAGTTTGTTTTACCTACTCCTGATCTAGCGACAATAACAGATATGTTACCTGCGAGGAGTAAAGATCCATACATTTCATTAATTCTTTTGTGAGGACCAAGCATCCCAAAATCTTCTACAGGATTATTTCCTCTATCTTCGACAAGCTCTTCCATCATATCAAACAAATTGACTGGACCAGCTTCTGTCATCTCAAAATCTTTTATGTTTTTATTATACAGTTGATCAGACTGTTCAATAAGTTCTCCATACTTAAGATTAGGATCTGCATTCTTAACAAATGATGCAACCTTCTTACAACTACTGTAGATCTCTCTACGGGCGGTATACTTTTTTAACTCTTTGACAGAGCTTAAGAAAATATTTTCTGTGATTTTGTAGAAAGCTAATGAGAAAACATATTCAGCAATGTCCACACTGTCAGGAAAGGAAACTTTTAATTGTTGTATCCTTTGAACAAGTATTGTCTCATCAATATTTTCCGCATTGTCTAATGCATTTTTTAATAATTTAAATATTGATACATTTACCTTGGAGTCTTCTGAATAAAAGTCACTTTCATTAACAAAGCTAGATATCTCCTCCCACTTGTGTTGGTGCTGAAGAATGCCACTTAATACTTTTTTCTCTAGATCAAAGGAGTAAATCATATAGTGATATCGTCATCTTTTTTGCTCATTGCCATCTCTATTAATTTGCCAAGAGCCATGTCAACGCAAGGGTTTTCTGTTTTACTTGTCATACTAGGACATCCTTCTTTGTTAACATAAAGCAAAATAAATCCTTTGTTACCGCCATTTGCTGATCCTGTAGAGTCGTAAACTTTATCTAGCAAAGATTGAGGTATCCCTCCACTGCTTTCTTCTTCTTCTAATTTCATTTTAAAAGTTTTATTAAGTTCTTTGGGTATTTTTTAGAATCTAGCACATCAGACTCTAATACCCTAATGAGTTTTATTTTATTAATTTCACAAAAATATTCTTTCTTTTCATCTCTTTGCAATTGGTGCAAGAACTTTTGACGAGAGTTGGAGTGAAAAAATTGATTGTATCTATAGTGCTGATTGCCGTCTACTTCAATAGCTATTTTTTGAGTAGAATTGTAAAAGTCTAAACTCATTCTAGTTCCCGCAACGGGAAACTCTTCAAATACAACATCGGCGAACCAATATGGCTTGATTTGCTCTTTTACATCTTTCTGTATTCCACTTTTACAATCGGAGTCCCAGTCAATAAGATATTTACTGACATTCTTTATTTTTCTCTCTCGACCATTGGAACACAAAAATGTCATTGCTTAAGAATATTTTCTTTTACAAAGTCAACAAGCAGTGAAGTGATTTTTTCATCTGACTCTAAAAATTCATAGACAGCCTTAATCCCTTGATAAGAATCTTTAGTTTCAATCTTATTATTATTTAGATAAGTTTTTATCTTATCATCAAGTTTGATCCAAGCCCCTGATTTCTCTAGGTAGCCCCACATCAAAAGCATGTCAACAACTTCTCTCTCAAGCCAAATAGACCTACCATTTTTGCGACCATGCTTGATCGGATAAGTCACAAGTTGTCCTGTAGCTTCATTGGTTGATTTTAAAATCATTACCTTTGCGTTGTGACCATAAATCTTGTTATCTGGAGTAATTTGCTCTGTTGGCTTTTCTAAAATCTTATCTCCTTTATTTTGCTTTTTGAATTGTAGAATCCAGTCTGGATAATGTAAAATTGCATTACCACCACTACTGTCTGTTTGATTATTTGGGTCTTGTTTAGCATACATACTAGTAGTAATGCTTGATCTTATTTGAGAGATCATAATGCACATGTGACCAAATTTACTCATACCTAAACTAATTCTTTTTAGAAAATCAGAAGTCATCAAAGCTCCTCCTGCTACCTTTCTAGCGTCAGAAGACCCTTTTTCTAAATCTTCTTTTGTAATTAAGCCGTCCATGCTATCAATTACAATACAGAATTTCTCTTTGTCTGGGTTGTTCTTTAATAAACCTCTGAGAAAGTCAATCATAGTGTCCATTATATGACACTCAAGAACTAGACATGTTCCCACATCCCACTCTTCTGCTGACTGAACAAATTTGATACCTGCTCTATCTTTAATCTCTTGGCTCAGTCGCCCTTCAGCCATCACAAAAAGTCCTTTAGAGTTTTCTACAGTTTTAAGCATGTTGTGCATAACATGAAGAGCTTCGTTTGTTTTGCCACCCTCATTAGCTCCAATAAATCTGTGTAACCCAGAACCAAAACCACCACCCAAAACATGGTCAAGAATCATAGATCCACTTGAGACTAGATATGGTTCTGCTCCTTCCTCTAAATTGTAGTGATAATCCCTGTTTGATTTGAGGAATGCTTCTGTGTAGTCCTTTGATCCGCTTTTTTTCTTCATTTTAGTCATTTAAAAAATCTCTTAATGTTTTCTTCTTTTTGCTCGTTATATCTTCACCGAATTTTTGCTTTGTGTCAACAAATTTCTCTTTCTCTGGGGGTTTATAGTTAAACTCTCTATATTTTTTTTCTAAATACTCTTTGCCTTCTTTAGTTAAAAAGAATTTAATTGTATTTTTAAATACAAATGGAGGCTTAACCTTTGATAAAAAATCAAGATCGTTTTTGAACTGCTCAAAAACTTTTGTAGCGGTATGCATCTCCATCCTCCAGTCACTTGCTTTTGATCCAGCAAGCATCCTCTTGACGAACTCTCTACGCTCTGTAAAAAATGGTTTTGTTTGTTTCTTCTTTACAGGAAGAAACTTGTGACCGCAATCGCATACGCTAACTCTAGCGCCGACCGTAGACTTACAGGATGGACAGGTCTTTTTACCTCTTGGCATGAAGCCAAGATATTATCATGATTATATATGTCAAGTCAACAGTTGCATGTCATATTTAACCATCTTGTCCACAAGATTAATAAAATTAGTTTTTGGTTCCCAACCTAGTTCTTTTCTAGCTTTTGTAGAATCTCCTAAAAGAAGATCTACTTCTGCTGGTCTGTAGAATTTTGGGTCTACCTCCATAATTAAATCCGTAGTATGATAATATTTTGTATCAATTCCCTCTCCCTCCCATCTACAAATAGATCTATGAAAACCAACAAAATTAAAAGCCTCTTCTACAAATTCTCTGATTGTATGAGTTTCATCAGAGGATAAAACATATTCTTTTGGTTTTCCTTCTTGATTTAGCATTTTCCAGATTCCATCAACAAAGTCTTCAGAATCACTCCAATCTCTTTTTGTATCAACATTCCCTAGCTTTAATGGCTTAAAAGGCCGCTCAGAGAGATAATCCTGAGAAATTTGAGCAACTGCCTTCGTTATCTTTCTGGTCACAAATTCTTCTCCTCTTCTCGTTCCTTCATGATTAAATAGCCAACCCTGAATGGCATATAAATCGTAAGAATCTCTATACACCTTAACCAAGTGTCTTGCAGAACATTTAGAAGCTCCATATGGACTTCTAGGTCTTAATGGATGTTCTTCTGATTGTGGTTTGCTGACTACATCTCCAAACTCTTCAGAGCTACCAGCATTATAATATCTACATTCAGGACAATGTTTTCTAATCGCTTCTAGTTGATGCAGAACGGCCATGCAGTTAGTTTGCATGTGATTCACTGGCATTTTCCAACTTGTGCCTACAAATGAGTTGGCCGCAAAATTTATAAAGTAATCAGGTTTGTGTTCAGAGATTACTCTATCAATGTTTTCAGCATCAGTGACATCTAAATCAATTAAAAAGAATCTTGGGTTGTCTAAAACGTGATCTATATTTTCATGATTTTTAACACTTAACCTACGAACACCTCCTATGATAGTATGCTCTGTATTTTCAAGAAGGTAATCCACCATGTGACTTCCGTCTTGCCCAGTCACTCCTGTTACAATTATCTTTTTCATTTATTTTTAATCCAATCTTCTAAATTGTTTTTTGCTTTCCATCCCAAGTGTTTTTTAGCTAATTCATCGTTGCATTCAACACTTTGAGCTTCTCCTTTTTTATCTTCAAGGTAAGTAATTCCAAATGATGGTTTATAAAGTTTTGCTACTTCATTCAAAGAAAACTTTCTACCTCTTCCTAATTCAAAAATTATTCCATAGCTTTTTGTTTCCCATATTTTAATTAAGCCATCAACAATGTCATCAACATGAGTAAAATCTCTTTCCTTACTGCCGTCACCATAAATGGTAAGAGGTTTTTTCTCTCTGTGGGCTTTATCCCATTTTGCTATTACGGTGGCGTATTCTCCATCCTCTATGTGATTAGGTCCATAAACATTATAAAATCTTGCTATGCTTTGTTTTAATCCATAAGTCTTATCGAATAAAAGGCAAAGCTCTTCTGATGAATCTTTAGTAAATGTATAAGGGTTTTTAAACTTACCGCTGTGATGAGAAGATGAGCCAGAAAAAATTACAGGGATTCCAAAAGCCGAACCAAGCTGGCAAATGTTAAATGTTCCAACTACATTTGAGTCAAAATATTTTTTAGGGTGACGAAATGATGGCTGTATCCGAGCGAGAGCGGCTAGATGAAAAATAATACTAGCTCCTTGAATTAGTTCTTTCATCCCATCATAATCAGAAATGTCCTGTGAAATATATTCAACTCCCTCCACATGATTTTTTGTAAAGCCTGTAGAGTAGTTGTCAATAGAGGTGACATCATAACCTAAAGAAGCTAATTTTTTGCATAAATTATAACCTATAAAACCAGCACCTCCTGTAACAATAACTTTTTTCATTTCCAATCTAAAACTTCATCTATTTGCTCTTGTATATTAGGAACTTGCATATCACTTTTCAAACATTTATTTACATAGCTTGATCCTTGAAACTTCATGTTAACAAATTTTTTCAGTTTCATTGCTTTATTCAATGTCTCTAGTAAGGTTCCTTTAGATATATAATCTTCTGTCCCAACTTGTAGAAACCTAGTTTTCATACCGCTTTCTAGAAGCTGTTTACATATTTTAGACCATTGCAAAGTTGTTATTCCGTTCCATAAGTGGTTGACGTAACCATCTACAGATTGCTCTTTATTTTTAGCAAACCAATCCCAAAGAGAATATTGAGTATTTAATTCTCTGCCTATAATTGAAGTTCTTATGATCGTTGTATTATCAGATTCTAAAAGGTAATCTGAAGCTAAAATTTTGCTTTTGCCGTAAGGGTCTGTGGCATCTTTTTTGCAATCTTTTGTGTATCTGTGTTCAGCATTATTTGAACCTATAAATTCGCAGTCCGTGGTCGGGTGAATAACCCTGCCTTTAAAATTGTTTGCTAAAAATACTGGAAGAAAAAAATTGTTTATTAAGTATTCTTGCTCTTTTGGTTTTTTTTGAGGGATACATCCAAGACAGTTAACAACAGCATCTGCTTTAGATTTTAAAATTGTTTTTGTATAATTTAAATCAGGCCATCGGCAATCGCTTATAGTATCAACTTCCATGCCGCTTTCTTTTAAATATCTAGAAAGAGTGCTTCCAAGCATTCCTTTATGACCTAAAACCAATACTTTCATTTTTTATAAAAATTATATTTTTTTAGAAATGACCAGCACTCTTCTGTCGAAAGTGTATAATCTCTGCTGGAAAATTCATTGTTCTCAAATTTTTCGTTATTACCCACTTTTTTGTAATGCATTAGATAATAGTCGTCTTCAGATGATACTCTAGGGATTTCTTCCTCCGAAATCATTAGTTCATGAATTTTTTCTGAAATTCTTGGGTTACCTAGTTTGTATTTTAACCCAAACTCTTCTTTATATATCTCAAAAACATCTTTAATTAAAAAGCTCTTTGCCTTTGGTATGACGTTGTATCCAGTTTTTGTTAAAGCAAATTCAATAAGTGATACCGCTCTTTCTATTGGAAGCATGAATCTGGTCATAGACTCTGAATATAAAGTTAATTCGTAATCCTTGTCTATCGCATCCCAAATTAAAGGTATTAGACTCCCTGTTGAATTCATTACGTTGCCATATATCGCTGCTGATAATTTAATCGGCAATTTTTCTGCGTTTACTATAAAGCTTTCTCCAGCTACAAACTTCATTGCTCCATATAAAGTAGTCGCCGCTCTAGATTTGTCAGTAGATACAAAACAAGCAGATTCTTTTATGTTTTCTTCTGCTATTCTTCTGCTGTTCAATCCACCATTTATAATGATCTCATGAGCTTCGTTTACGTTTTCATCAACAGCCTCTATCTGCTTTAGACTAGCTGCGAAAATACCCACATCATGGTCCAAAGAAGCTTTTCGTAGTGACTCATAATTTCTAACGTCACCTATTACAAAATTAATTTTTGGGAATCTTTTCTTTAAGAAATAATGTTTGGCTTCATCTCTACTAAAAACTGTTAATTCATTGTCATTATAGAATTTTTTAACGAGATTGGTGCCAAGATACCCAGCCCCACCAGTTATAAATATTCTTTTGTTTTTCAATGTTTTAATCTCTTTCAAGCCTTAAATATTCTAGTGGACCAAGGTCCATGTCTTTGTCTGTAATAATGAATCCTATCTTCATTGCGTCTCTGAATTGAGGTATGCTCATTCCAGTTTTTTTCAAGAACACTCCTTCATTTGAAGCCCTTCTGTTTTTTGGTTTCTTTTTGTTTGTTGCTGAAGATGCGTGAAAAACATGGGATTTTTTAGATGTAACAAACCTAAAATTATTGTTGTGCAATTTATATAATAGATAAGGAAACATGTCGTCTCTCCCATAACCGCTGAAAAAGTCCATATCCCAGTTGCCAGAATATCCACCCACTTTAAATAAATCACTACATTTTACCATTATTGGATGACAGTAAGCTTGTTTTTTGTATTGAACATCATATAGGCCATTTTTTGCTTTTTCTTTAAAAAGATTGCGAGATTCTTCACTGTAAAAATCTTTTAAAGATGTGTCTACTGTTACTGATACATTGCCACTATCAAAATTCTCTACCAGTCTACAAGAAGCAGAGCAAGGATAATGTTTTTCCATAATTTCAATTAAATCATCAGCAAAATTGCCACAGAAAACCATATCATCATTTGAATTCATAAAATACTCTGCGTTTTGAGCAAAGGGCAAAAGATAATCAATTGCGAGTTCTCCTCTGTTTTCTGGCACTGCAACAAAGGGTATTTTTAAATCTAATAAATATTTTATAGATTCAATATCTGCCTCATTTAATACGACTGCTATTCCATCTTTTGAGAGGTCCATGCATTCTAGTAGAGAATCTACTGTTATTTTTAGTAGTTCTGGGTTGTCCCAAGAACACATTCCTACAAGTAATCTTTTTTTATACATCTTTTATAACTTTTGGTATTGGTATATTATGCTTCTCATGGAAGCTTTCGTCAAATTCTAGACAATGTTTATGGTTATTCCATTTATACCCACAATGACCAAAATGTCTATGTTGATATTCTACCTTCCTCTTGCCAATTCTGTCGTTGAGCCATGTGTAGTGAGGTATATACGCGACTTCTTTCGGTATAATTTCTAGCTCCTCTATTCCTTCGTAAGAAATCATGCTACCCTTATCTTCTCCTTCTTTATAACAAATATCGTTATCCCAATAGAATCCTTCTAAAGAAAGATTATTTTTAATCTTTGTTTTGAAAATTCTAGGGGGACAGAAAGGTTCTTCTAGATAATGGTCTAAATCAAAAACATGGTTCTTTAAAGATAATTTAAATAAATTTTTATTGCTCGACTCTACATATTCTTCAATTTTATTGATGTGTTCATCTGTATAAAATTCATCTGAGTCTACAAGCCATACATAATCTATATTATATTTCTTAAGATAAAATAAAGCAAAGTTTCTTGCTTCTGCTTCTGTCACATACTGAGGGCTATCTACAAGATATTTTAGTTTTTTCTGTTCTACTAACTCTCTTAAAAGATCTGTAGTGTGGTCATGTAGTGTATCTATGCCTTTATATTCTTTGAATGGCACTGAAACCGCAGAGACAATGTGATTGTCTCGATTTAAAAACGGTTCGATTGATTTTAAAACATAATCTTCTGTATTATATCCACAATAAATTATTCCATATTTTTTCATATTTTAGGCCAAAGTGGTTTTGGTAGATTGTGAAGTTTTGTAGGGGGATCGAATTCACTAACATCTGTAAGCACGTTAGTTGCTTCTACTTTCTTTTTTTGGCTTAAAGTTTTTCTTTCTGACCAAATATCCTTCCAGAAATTTTTATTTAGATTAGCTCTCCTTTGTATGTCTAAAAATCCAAGATGAATAACTTTTGGATCATTGTCTGTAAATGCAATTTTACCAATGCATGGTATTAAATTACCTTTTTCATCAATTAGTTCACAAGTATCGCTTTTCTCTGGGTCAAAGTTTCCGTCATTTTTTAAGGCAAAGTTCACTGGCCCTCTAAAGGCGTGTTCTCTTGTGTGCATATACCATTTATATCCCACATCTGAAAAGTGATCTAAATCTCCATACAGATTAATAGTCGGAAGCATAACACTACAAGGAAAATCATGTTTGTTTATCTCTTCTGCTATCTGAATATACCCCTTTTTATCACCAGATAAGCGCTCATCAAGATCAACTTGGATAGCTATGTTATATCTGCATGACTGTAAGCTTGTGTTTTTTAGTTTGCCATCCCAATATACATCTTTGGGTATATCTAAATCTACTGATACTAAAGTTATTTTTTCTGAATCAGAAAATTTAGTAGATGTTATTTTTTCTCTTACATCTTTTTCATCTTTTTTTAAAGTAGCTATAACTATCTCATCAGCATAGTAAAGCCAATTAGAAAAGCAATCATCTAAATCTACGTTAAAGTCTTTTAAATTAAAAGCTGTTGTATAAAGAGAAATCATATTTTCTTAATTAATGTAAAGTCGTGCTTGTCAATTAGGTCTCTGGCATCCAAGAATTCATATCTATACCAATCATTTAGTATTTTTTCTGAATTTATGCAATCTCTTAAAGTTTCTGAACAGAAGTTCCGCTCAACACATTTTTTTACTGAATCTAAACAGTGAGGGTTGTATCCCAGATCAGACACTTCTTGTAAAAACTTTGATCTTACTAAATATCTTTCTTTTACAAAGTTTTGATTATTCTCAAAATGCAATAGAAGGTGATTAGTGCTTGGGAAGATATAATATTTCATTGCAGACATAAATATCGCAAATTTATCTCTAGCTTTATTCCTGACGTTAGAAAAAAAACAATCTTGCCAAAAGTCAGACTGTGTAACTTCTATAGCTTTAGAAATTCCATTAATACCCTCATGAGGGTTTCCTACAAATTTGGTTTCTTCTTTTAGTTTTGCTGCAAACCTTTTACCATGTAAATATATACCATCTATGCCTTGTTTTTCAAATAATGGTATCATTATCTTTATTAGATCAACAAACTCTTCTGTAATTCTTTCATGACAATCTACTGTAATAAACCAGTCACCAACTCTCATTGGCCCTTGATATAGACAATGATTTCTGCTATAGTCTAACCTATTGCACCATTTTGCATAAATGATTTCACCTTCTCCTTTAACGGATTCTAAATAATCTGCCCCATCATCCTTGGGGTAGTGAAATGTCCAAATTAAACCATCAAAGTGGACCTTAATAGGTTCTATTAACTCATAAAGATGTTCATAATTTCCCTCATGAGTTACTCCTATAAACCAAAGTTTGCTTTTCATCCTATGTGTTCTGAAAATATTTTTTTAGGGTTGAAGAAAGAAAAAGGGTATCGAGTGTCTGTTAATTGCGAAAAAAGATGCCCAGACATTATCTCGCAATGAACTTCATCGAGCTTGTTTAGATAATTTTGTGCGACATTCCATGTTATAAAAGCTTCATTCGTCCTAGTTATGTTTGGCTGAAACGTAAATGTTGGACCAAACTGAGTATAGTTGAGATCTTGACTATAAATATTATGACAGTGTTTTATAAATTTTTCTGGTTTATGAAAATCCTGTCCTAAATTAAACCTAACACATAACTTCTCTGGGTTTTCATCTAAAAATTTAATTGATTGTTTTATCCCATTGGTCAAACTAATTACCCGAGAACGTAGAAGATAGTCATCTTCAAGCCAAAGTGTATATTTTTGTTTTCTTACTTCTTTTTGTGAAAAAGCTTTATATATATCTTTGAAATATTCCGCAGCATGATTTTGAGCGTCTTCGCTATGGTGTTGAACTTCTGCTTTAGTTTCTAGCACCTTTATATTTTTGCTTTCACAAAAACTTTTAATTTTATCTGCCACATCTTCTTCTTCAGGTCTGGTTTTTAGATGTAATAATTTATTTTTAAAAATATCTGGATTAACTTGTTTGAACAATGAATTAATTGTTCTCTCATAAGTATAATCAGAAACATAGCCCTCTGAATTATTCCCATGTCCATATTTGGGAATTGTGGTGCAAAAAATAATTAAATTTAAAGGTAATGACATTAGTCTAATAGTTGTTTAACTTTGAAAGATTCAACTTTTTCTAACCCTCTCTTGTGGCATGGGTAGTTTGAATGGAATGATAATAAAACATCTTCTTTAAAATACCACTTATTCTTTTGACTTTCAAATAGTTTTAATAAACCAAGCTTTGTTGGATAGAAAGGAGTGATCTCTGAAAATAAGTTAGGAGTCCACTCGTCTAAAGTGCTTGGGGTTTTGTATTCAACAATACTCAAGGGTTTGTTTCTTGTTAATGCGGGAGCTAGATTATTTACAATTTTGTGTTCAAAGTGAGAATCATCATAGGTGGGGACAAAAAGACAATCGTATTTAGTTTCCTTTAAAAATTTCTTTTCAATCTCATCTATCCAATAATCTTCAGTATGATCTTTAATAAAAGAAAAACCTGCAAAAGATAAAGATACATTACTGAATGTTTTCCAGACTTTTAAATTTTCTGACCATCTGTCTTCGTGAGTCGATTTATCAAAGTCTCCTCCCTTGCTCATACAATAAATATCAAAATGCGTATCTTTATATTTATTGATAGAACCTAACATGCTATATTCCACATCATCTGGGTGTGGAGATAAACATAAAGCTTTATCAAATCCTAAAAATTTCATTCTTTTATTATTTCTTCAAAATATCTTGTTACTGTAATATCTTTAGCCTCTTTTGCTTCTGGTTTTTTATTTTGTAAAAGATCAAAATATATATCAGCACAGTTTACTCCAGCTAATGTAGAAATATATGTGCCTCCACCTAGTCTTGGATTACATTCTATCAAATAAGGTTTAGCAAATTGATCTACTATAAATTGCATACATGATGGCCCTTTGAGCTTAAGTTCTTTTACAACTTTTTCAACTTGTTCTGTTATAATTTCATTTTTACAAACTCTTCCTATGACTGAAATCCCAGCCTTTGTAGAAACTCTTTCTCTTATAATATGAGAAATAATCTTGCTCTCCATATCACAAAAAACATCAACTGTATATTCTGTGCCACAAATATACTCTTGTATCATAGTATCTCTAGTTTCAGACACCTCAATGCCTCTGCTGCCACTGCCCGTAATTGGTTTTTTAATAAATGGACCTCTAATGCTCAGAGGTAAATTTATATCTTTTGTTTTTAGATATTCATAAAATCTATGTTTTTGCTGGCACGTTTGAATTGCAAATGTGTCAGAAGAAAATATCTGACAACCATTCATTTTGAATTTGTCTTTATTCCAAGATAGTTTTACAAGATCATGCTCTCCTGTCGGTATAATTAAATGTATTTTTTTACTTACTACAATTTTAAGAAGTTCTAGTAGGTATTCTTCATCTGAAGCCAAAGGAACAGTAATCCCTTCGTCTGCTAAAAGATTACCAGCAGAAAGTTTATTAGCATCTACAGCATAAACTTTTGCTTTATATTTTGATTTTTTAATACTTTTAATTAACCCTATGGCGGCAGGTCCACCAGATTCTGTAACCAATACATTAATCATATTAAGAAAAAATAAAGTCTTCGATGACAACAGAGTCTATTTCTGTAGTATCCAAAATTTCTAACGCTGTTTTAGCTTTAGATAATATTGGTTTGCCGTTTACATTAAAAGATGTATTAAGCAGCACAGGAGTTTTTGAGAAAGCCTCCTGACTTAAAAGATCATATATAAACTGGTTTTGTTCTCTGGTAACTGTCTGTAGTCTACAGGTTCCGTCAATGTGTGTTATGGACAGAAGATCTTTTTTGTATTCTTCTCTGACCTTTGGGCAATAAACCATAAAATCACACTCTTGGTTCTCTTCTACGTGAAAAAACTTATGAGCATCCTCTAGTCTACACATACCTGCGAATGGTCTATACCACTCTCTTTTTTTGATCTTTGCATTTAGTGTGTCTTTCATCTGAGGGAATATAGGGTCACACAGTATGGATCTGTTCCCCAATGCTCTAGGCCCAACTTCAGAGCCTCCTCTGCAAACACCAACTATCTTGCCAGATTTTATCTGCTCTGCTAAAGAAGCTAAATCAACAGTCGAAGCTTTTCTTTCTTCTGCAATTTTAGGTAATTTATCAGAGTCCTCAATCCATAAACCAGAATATGTTATTGGCTTTGATTTGTAAAATTCATTAGTGATCAACCAGTTACCGTAAACTGCATAACCAAATGACAATCCACAGTCACTTGGGTTAGGAGGAATAAACAAGTTAACTCCTAAATCTCTAATTTGTTGATTTATTAGAATATTCAAAGCGCAGCCGCCTGTTAGACAAAGCCTCTCTGGGAAGCCGTGTTTATCAAAAAATTCTAAAACTAATTCTTCTGAAGCTTTCTGTATAGTGGCGGCAAACGATGCCCCCATAGTTCCAGATAAGACTGCTTGACTGCTTGGTATTCCAATAATTTTAAAAAACTTTTGATATTTTTCTGATTTATGATCTATAAAGTAGACTTCCATAAACTCTTTCATTGCGGGAATCACCGCCTCTATAGGAGTTCCATACCCAGAAAAGCCCATGAGTTTTCCCGCCAAAGCTAAATCTACTTTTGTTTTAGCAGAAACATCTAAAACATATTTAGATAAAACCTGATACCCCCAGCCAACATTTGTTTCTAGTTTGTCTATTATGGAAAATTGATTTTTATCAAAGCTATAAAAATTAAAACACCCATCATTGCCTGATCCGTCATAAGACAAAATACAACAATCATCAAAGTCTGATAGTGAATAAGCTCCTATAGCGTGACCTAAATGGTGGTCACAAAAAACTAATCTAGAATAGTTTAATAAAGAAAAATCTAGATTCATTGTAGGCTCGTCCTTACTCAGAACCAGCATATCAAATTTATTATCAATACCCCTTTGAGATAAGAGGTTTAATAGATCCTCTAAAACGCGATTACAATTTACCTGATCAGTTGGAAATTTGTAATATCTTTCCTCGTAAATTCTTTCTAGCTCAAAAATAATGCAATCGTTCTTTTCTGTATCTAAAAAAGTTACATTAGAATCGTGACCAAGATGAATAGATAGTATTTTAGACATAAAACCTCTGGGCCTAGGGTGAGTAGACCCAGAGGTCTACTATGACCTCAAGGAAATAAATCCTCGACCTGTCCTATTGTAAGATCGCGACTATCTTATGTCAACTAATCTTCAATAATCTCTTCGCTGATTCTACCTAAAATATAGGCTAGGGTTTCATCAGCATAAAAATCAGGATCTTCGTTTTCCTCTTGTTTTTCTGTGTCTAGGTCAGTCATAGTGTAGATCTTCTACACACAAAAAATAACAAAGGGAATTATCCTTCACATGAAGTGCAGTTTAATATAGATCTAGCTAATTCTTGACTAGGGTTAGCACTTCTCTGGTAGTAGAAACTTTTTACACCCTGCTCCCAACCAAAGATTAGTAACTCACTAACTTGCTTTGGAGGACATTTAGGAGAAATCATAACATTTAAGCTTTGACCTTGGTCAATATACTTTTGCCTCTGAGCCGCCTGTATTACTATTTCCTTCTGAGAAATTTCTCCAAAAGTTTTAAATACGTCTTTTTCGTGATCTGAAAGAAAATCTAGGTGCTGGACCGATCCTCCTTTTACTAAAATCGACTTCCAAGTAGTCGCATTATTTTTACCCTTCTCTTCAAGAAGTTCTTCTAGGTGGGGATTTTTATATGTAAATTTACCTTTCGCTAAATCCTTGGTAAAATAATTACTATTTAATGGCTCTATAGAGGGAGAAACCTGACCAAGAATAAACGAACTAGATGTAGTCGGCGCAATCGCCATAGTGGTCATATTGCGTCTGCCATAACCGCGAAGGTGTTCTGGTTCTCCGAACTCCTCTGCTAGCTTTGAAGTAGCTCTATCACAACGCTCTCTTATAATGTTGTGAATTTCTGCGTTTAAAAATTGCGCTTCAAGACCTTCAAACGCAATGCTTTTAGATTGCAGTAATGAATGCCAACCCAAAACACCGAGACCTAAAGCCCTTTGCCTTTTCGCAAAGTTATGGCAAGACTTCATAAAAGGAATATTTTCTGTCTTGTAAATATATTCCTCCATAACTGCATCCAGAAATTGGACAAGCGTTTCGACCGCATCGGTTTCTTTTATTTCGTCCCATCTGAGAAGATTTAAAGAAGATAAACAACAAACAAAAGATTCATCTTCTGATGAGTGCAGGGCTATCTCGCTGCAAAGATTAGAAGCATGAATTTTAAGCTTTTTATCCTTGTATGCTTGCGGAGCATTATTGTTGGCGTTGTCTGTAAAAAATATGTATGGGTATCCTGTTTCAAATCTTTTCTTTATAACATTTGCCCAAACCTTTCTTTTATCTTTATCTCCATCTACCATTGACTGCATCCATTTGTCATCAATGCAGACAGCAAAAGACATTTCTTGTATAGGATTCCCTTCGCTCCTAATTCTTAAAAATTCCTCAATATCAGGGTGATCTATGGGAAGATATGCTGCAAAAGATCCTCTTCTTACATGACCTTGAGAAACAATCGACGCTACTTTATCAAATAGCTCCATGAAATAAACCGCTCCAGCAGAAACTCCTCCTACACTAATGGGAATACCTCTAGCTCTCAAATCACCAAAATAACCTGATGTTCCAGAGCCGTGTTTCGTTTGCATTCCAACCTCTGCTTGCTTATGAAGAATGGAATCCATTCTGTCATCAACATAAACACCATTACAAGAAATCGGTAATCCCCTATCTCTACCAAAGTTAGACCATACTGGGCTTGCTAGAGAGTAGAAACCTCTCTTCATGTAATCCTCAAACTTGTCAGCAAAGCCACTCTGCCTGAGATATTTTTCAGCCGCCTCCGCAATGGATCTAATTCTCTTTTTGGCGCTTTCCCCTTTTTGCAAATAACCTCTCTCAAGGAATTGTTTAGAATCTTCGTTTAACCAGTAATAATCTTTCATTTTATTTGCTTATGTTTTCTACTAGAACCATTGGGATATGCTGTCCTTGAAATTTATCTTTTCTATAAAAGGATGTTTTAACTTTTAGTTTATCTTTGAATTCCTCAAACCAAACCGTGGGAACTGATTTATATCCACCAATAGGTTGAACCCAATCATCAACTAACCCGTATTTAATATCAAGATCAAGCATTAGTTGGAAATCATTTCTAATCCCATCTTCCCAATGATCACCATCAATGTAGATCATATCAAAAGATTGTCCTTTTAGATCTGGTCTAACATCTTGAGATCTTTTTCTGATAAAGGTGAACCTATCTGAAAAGTTTTTACATATTGTCTCGATTGCTTTTTCCTCTCCAGAAAAATCAGTTTGTCCTGTCATTTCTGTTGCTACATTTTGGACAGGGTCCACAGACGTTAGTTTGAGATTTTCGTCTAGAGACATCATGATAAAAGCACTGCCTCCCTTATAAAAACCTATTTCTAAAACATTTTTAGGCTTAATATAATTTAAGCACATCTCAAAAATCCAACCATCATCGGCAGGAACTGAGCAGGAATCTAGGTTGTATTCTTCGTATTTTTTTTGTATCTCTAGAATATTAGAATAAGTCATCAGCATCAAATGTTTGAGAGTTTTTCGCGTATTCTACAGGTCGCGTATGGAAAAAATCGGTAGCATTATTTCCAAGTAACTCTTCTTCAAACCAGATTGTATTCACTAATAATTGTTTGTCAACATCAAATGCTTTCTTGAAGCCAATTTGTTCTAATGACTCGTTAATTCTATTCTTAATAAATTCTTTTAAAATAGGTGCGCTGATTCCTTTTTCGTTATATCCATTGATCATCCAGTCCACCATATTTGACTCGGCTTTAAATGCCGCTTTAGATTCCTCTAGAATCTTTTCTTCTAAACCCTCATCAAAAAGTTCTGGATGCTCTTCTTTAATTGTATTGATGATTTTAATTCCTGCCAAAGCATGAATATTCTCCTCATTCCTAGTATATTTTACCTGCTGACCAGTGTCCTTAAGAACATTCCTATATCTGTTAAACCAATTAATTACATAAAACTGGCTAAACAGAGAGACATTCTCTACAAAAAGAGTAAATAAAATAAGGGCGTAAACATACTGTTTTTTTGAGTCCTTGTAGAAACGATGATTATATTTTCTGAGATAGTTTACCCTGCCCTCAATAAAGTCTAATTTTAGGTTTTCCTCAAACACATCTTCTAGTCCTAGAACCTTTAGAAGTCTTTCATAAGCATTATTGTGGATAACTTCCACATTAGCCATAACATACCCAAGGTCTGTTAAGCTTGGATGAGGTAAGTTATCTCCAAGCTTGCTCCAAAATTTCTTAACTGCAACTTCAATTTGCCCAATAGCAGAGAGAGTTCTTATAATCATCTCTCTCTCCGTGTCATTTAATTCTACGGTAAAATCTTGGACATCACTGGTAAAACTAAACTCTTTATCAGTCCAAAACCCGTTATGCATTGCCTCAATAAATTCCTGCGCCCACGGGTAGTGGTCTGGCTTTCTAGATACTTGTTCTTCAAAAATCATTTCGTAAAGTTACACATGTTAGGGGGTTGATAGAATTAGGTCAATGTCTTTTTTTGTAAAAAAGAGCATCGCTCATTAAATTAATATGAACGTATGGGTAACGTATGGAATATTATTTTAATACGTATCCAATACGTTCGTATCCCATACGCTGACTTTTTGTAGATTAGACTTATTTTTTTAGGTGTCAAGAAAAAATTTAATTGATTTTTTGGAATTTTGGCATATAGTAGAAGAGTTGATTGAAGATCTTACAGATTCTGCCTTGACTGACTTAATTAAGGCAGACAATAATGAGGATGCTTTAGATGAGTTGATATCAAGGCATTCTGGCATTTATGTGGACATGCTCAAGAGATTTGGTATGAATTGCTTGACAGAAAATCAAGTTATTGACATAATGAAGGACAAAGATTATACAATCTACAAGGCGGCTTTGGAGTATGATCAGAGCAAAGCAAAGTTTTCAACACATCTAGCTAATAAAACTAAATACATGTGTTTGACGCAGAAAACTAAAAATAAAAACAACAAGGTTACTGGTAACTTTGATGATATAGAGTTTTTTCAAAAAGACAAATCCTCACCACCTGATGAATCTTGTAAAATTAATGATTCTTTTAGTAGAATTTTAAATTTAATAGATAAACACAAAGATCATAGACTTAAAACAATCTTTCATGAAAGGTATTTTTGTGGAAGAAGAGGTAAATTAAAACCTTGGAAAGAAGTCGCCAAAAAAATAAATTTATCAGCGCAAGGTTGTATTAATATTCATGACAAAGCCATAAAAGAATTCAGTTATAGAATTGATAATGAAAAAATTAAATTTTGATGGACCTATAAATGGATTAAGTTTAGGCAATGTCTGCGTTAACTTTTTAAGAGAGTTAAAAGAGAGAGATTTAGATATTGGCTTTTTTCCAGTCGGAGATCAAGGCCAGTTTGAGGCTTATGATAAATTAAATGACGATTTTAAAAAGTGGGTAGAACATATTGCTACATCTAGATTAAAAAAATTAAAACCAGAAACACCTACATTAAAAGTTTGGCATATTAATGGTTCTGAGAAAGTATTGCCAAACCAGTATTTGTATAGTTTTTACGAAGTAGATTCTCCAACTGAAGAGGAAATCAATATTGTAAAACTACAAAAACATGTTTTCTTTTCTTGCTCGGAGGCTGCTGAAACATTCAAAAGAAATGGTTGTGATAATGTTTCTTATATACCTCTTGGCTTTGACCCAGATTTTCATGAAGTAGATAAAGAACATTTAAAAGATACAATCCACTTTGGTCTAATTGGAAAATTTGAAAGAAGAAAAAACACTCAAGCAATTATACAACTTTGGACTCAAAAGTATGGTAATAACCCAAAATATCAATTAAGCTGTTTGGTTCATAATCCCTTTTTAAATGAGGAGCAAATGAAGCAAGCTATGGCTAATTCTTTGAGCGGTCAAAATTGGTCAAATGTTAATTTTTTACCTCATTTGAGAACTAATTCTGAAGTAAACGATTTTTTAAATTCAATAGATATTGATTTATCTGGACTATCAAATGGAGAGGGTTGGAACCTACCTTCATTTAATGCTACAGCGCTCGGTAAATGGTCTGTTGTAAGTAATTGTTCTGCTCATAAAGATTGGGCAACAGATGAAAACTGTATTTTAGTAGATCCCGTTGGCAAACAAGACTGTTATGATAACTTCTTTTTCAAAGAAGGAATGCCATTCAACCAAGGGCAATACTATAAATTAAATGGAGACGATATCCTAGCTGGCTTCGATAAAGCTGTTGAAAAGGTGGGACAAAAAAACACAGAAGGGACAAAATTGCGGGACAAGTTTACCTATTCTAAAACCGTCGATTCTATTTTAGACTATATATACAGTGATTTAGAAACGGCATAAAAAATGTTAATAGTAATATATTATGAATTATAAATTAAATACTCACTTATTGGATAACTTCTTTGATGCATTCGGAACAAGTAAACACGCTGATGTAAAAGACTGTGGCGATGTTTATAGTGCCGAATTCGAGCTTGCTGGCTTTGCCAAAGATGATATTGATATTACAGCAACAAACGATAACTTAATTATCAAAGCTAAAAATGAGAAGCGTCAAAAGGATTTTAAATTAAATTTATATGGTGCTGTATCAGTAGAGGACATCTCCTGTGATACTGAAAATGGTTTACTCACCGTCACAATGCCAAAAAAATGTGTCAGTGAACAACGTAAAATTAGCATTAATTAATGCCTATTTATGTTTATAAACATCCCACTGAGGAGAGGTATGAGGAAGTCGTTCAGTCAATGAGCGAGCCTCATACCTTTTCTAAAGATGGACTTGAATGGCAAAGAGTTTTTTTGCCGCCAAATACATCAATTTCTGCCGATGCAGATCCATTTAGCCAAAATTCTTTTGTAGAGAAAACAGCAAATATGAAAGGAACCTTTGGAGATATGATGGATTATTCTGCTGAACTCAGCGAGAAAAGAGCAGCAAAATCGGGAGGAGAAGATCCCTTAAAGAAAAAACTGTTTAAAGACTACGAAAAAAGAGTAGGCAAAAAACACGTTGCTGATAAAAAACCTACAGATAATAAGTCCTTTAAGATTGATTTAGATTAAGGTGTGCTTCCAGAAATAGCAATACCTCCCCATTGGCTAGCCCCCACATAAACTAATAATGTAGTTCCTGAGATAGCCAAAGCTCCAGTCGCTGGAGCAGCAGCCGTTCCCGCTATACTGCTATTTCCTGACCAAAGTGGAATAGCAAAACCTGTTTCAAACCTTGCTGTATCTGTAAATGTTGAATTTCCTCTTATAAAGGACGAGCCTAAAACTTCTAGATTACCACTAAATACTCCAGAATTATCGGATTTTAAGTTTGCCGCTACGTTAACATCTCCATCTTCAAAGAAAAATCCAGAATCAAACTGAAGATGCATAGTGTTTGGCTCCGAAACAGTTAGACTGCTTGCTGATTTTGTGTCTTTTATTGCGACACACCCAGTCGCGGTTTGTGTAAAGGTAATATTCTTTCCTATTGCTGTATTTTGCTGAGTTCCAGTTTGAAAGTCTGCATTATAGCCATTTATAATTAAATTATTTTTTCCACTAACCTCTGAATTATTAGCTATAATAGCAACATTAAAACCATCATTTGGTCCATCTGCAAGATCTGTATCGGTTCCTTGAAAAAGCAAGTTCCCAGAATCAACATTAAAATTATTGTTTCCAGTGTTTGCTAGGCCAAATACAGACTTCCCATTTGTCAAAAGCTGTCCAGTAAAAGCAAAATCACCAGTTAACCCTCTAGAAATATTGAGTTTAACTCCAGTATCAAGTTGCCCGATTCTGATATCCCCAGAATCACTAAAAAAAGTTGCTAACTGAATCTGTTCAGGTTGAATTTTGTTGAATGCCATACTACAATAGATTATCTTTTATAAATTACACGAATTCAATGAAATTTACTCTTTATAAGCCAAACTCTAAAAATACAGGTGCTGCGTTTAGTTTTGATCTAGCAAAGGATAAAAAAGGCAATGCAGTAATGTATGTCTCAATGATCCAACAACATAGCTGGAACGATAAGACAAAAAGTGGCTCTTTTAAGGAGAATGCCAAAAATCCTGAAAAATCTGGCACAATCAAACTATCAGCAAATGAAGCTGGAGAAGTTCTTTCTTCATTTAAGACTAGAATTCCTTTTGTGGCATTTCACAGAAGAAACGATGATACAACAATTATTAAATTTACACCTTGGGATAAAAAAAGAAAAATCATAGGTAAGGATGGAGACACTTGGCACGAAACTCCAGCATTTGGAGTTAGCGTTACACGAAATTCATCCATGACATTCAAACTCCCCCTAGAAGCGGGAGAAACAGAAGTTCTAGCAGAACTTCTTAAAAAATACATTTTAGAATCTTTTATTGTTGCAGACGCATATAAACCACAAGCACCAAAAGAGGAGGCCCAAGAAGACACACCAGATATTGAAGATTCAGATGTCCCATTCTAAAAAGCTGAAAGTATTATTTCACTCCAACCATAGTCGATTAGTAACTGGTTTTGGGAAAAATGCTAAAAATATATTATTAGCTCTGCACGAAGACCCAGACATAGAAGTCATAGAGGCTGGGAACGGAGTAAAATTTGGTGGTGATCTAATGACACCTTGGGAAAGTTATGGAACTCACCCAAGTAATCCCAGTGTTCTTCAGGCCATACAGGGAGATGGAGCAAAGGAAAGAATGGCTCAATATGGTTTTTATACTATAGATGAAATTGTAGAAAAATGTAAGCCTGATGTATATCTTGGAGTTGAAGATATTTGGGCTTTCTCGGAATACCAAAATAAACCGTGGTGGAATAAGATAAATAAAGTTCTTTGGACAACTTTAGATAGCCTACCAATTTTAGACCAAGCCCTACAGATGGAGCCACATTGCGACAAAATGCTTGTGTGGGCGACCTTTGCGGAAGAGGAGATGAAAAAACTTGGTCATAAAAATGTAGAAACGCTTCATGGTGCTGTTGATTATACACACTTTAATCCATTAGAAAATAGAGTAGAAATAAGAAAAAAATTTGGGATAAATGATAGTTTTAATATAGGCTTTGTATTTAAAAATCAATTAAGAAAATCAGTTCCAAATTTATTGCAAGGTTTTAAATTATTTCAAAAAGATAACCCAGAAATAAAAACAAAACTTTTACTTCACACGGACTGGGGAGAAGTAGGACAAGGGTGGGATATACCTAGATATATAAGAGAAATGCAAGTCGATCCAAAGGATGTTTTGGCAACTTATGTTTGTCACTCTTGCAATTTTTACCATGTAGGACCATATCAAGGAGAAGATAAAACCTGTCCAAAATGTGGTAAAGAAAAAACATTTAAGACAAAAAATAGTCTAAAGGGAATAACAGAAAAAGAACTTAATGAATTATATAATTGTATGGATGTTTATTGCCATCCATTCACCAGCGGAGGTCAAGAACTGCCAGTTCAAGAAGCTAAAGCTGCTGGATTAATAACTCTAGTCACTGAATATTCTTGCGGGACAGACTCTTGTTATGATTATCAAGGAGGTATTCCTTTAAAATGGAATGAATACAGAGAACCTCAAACACAATTTGTAAAAGCTTCAACTTGCCCTCAAGACATAGCAAACAAACTGTATAAAGTTTATAGCATGGATGATGTAGATAAATGGACTTTATCAACAAATGGAATGAAGCATGTTAAAGATGAATTTTCTGTAGAAAAAATTACAGAAAAACTAAAAAATATTTTATATTCTTTAAAGAAGCCAATTGAGAAAAAAACCGAAAAAGTAGAAAAGCAGGAGACTCTCAGCATAGATGATGTTTTAGGAGATGAGGGAGTTGAAAATAGAATCGCAGTTGTCTTACCAGAGTCTGCTGGGGATATTTTGATACTTAATTCTCTAATGGGTAATTTAAAATCATTATATCCTGAAAAAAATATTTATGTTTTTACAAATCCACAGTTCTATCAAATGATAGAAGACAATCCAAATGTTCATAAGCTTCTCCCTTATCAACCATCTTTAGAAAATCTCCTTATGTTAGAAGGCAGGGGCGATCACAAGGGTTATTTTGAAATGGCATTTTTGCCAAACATAGGAACACAAAGACACCTCAATTATCTCCACAACGGCAAAGATAAAACACAATTTGAATTAAGATGAGTCATTTAGCTGAAGAATATGCAAAATCCTGTGGGGTAAAAATTGGCAAACCAATTTTAAAACCACACTACTACCCAGTTCTGCACGAAAAATATATTACCATTCACAATGATAAAAAGGTTCAATCTAAAGAATATAACATGTGGACAGATGTCATCAACCTACTGAAACCACAACTAGGTGATATAAAAATTATTCAAGTAGGGGCATTCGGAGAGGATAAAATTGAAGGAGTTGATGAACACTTGCCAACAGCAACACTTAAACAGTCATCTTATGTAATTCAAAAGGGAATGGGACATGTGGGAATAGATAGTGTTCCTGTTCACATAGCTTCAGCTTTAGACAAGCCTGTAGTTGCAATTTATTCTCATACTTATGCATCAACTTGCGATCCTTTATGGAATGATAAAAGCAAAGCCATCACCATTGAATCAGACAGAGGCGGTAAGAAACCTTCTTTTTCTCTACAAGAAAACCCTAAAACAATTAATTTAATTAAACCAGAAAAGATAGCGCAGTCAGTTTTGCATGTTTTAGGAATAGATAAAAAGATAAAACACAAAACTCTTTTTATAGGCAACTCATATGTATCTAATTTTGTAGAAGTCATTCCCACAGAAAACACCAGTGTTCAATCAAAACATATTGATGTAAGGATGGACTACTGTCACAACGAAGAAGTTTTAGCAAACATTATTCAGAGAAATGAAGTAGAGGTAACCCTGTCAAAACCAATACATGAAAATTTTCTATCTTCTAATCGAATTAAAAAAATTATTTACAAAGCAGAAAAGTTTGATCAAAAATTCATTGAGAGAGTAACAAAATCTGGGATACCACACATGTTTATATGCACCTCATCTAAAAATCTATCCGAACAAAGGTCAAAGTTTTTTGATATTTTAATAAATCATTTAGATATAAACGAGGTAATTAAAAATAATAAAAAAAGAATCAAAGTAGAAGACTTTGACAAAATAAAAATAAAAAGCGGCAAGAAAGTTGTTTGTGGTAACAAAATTTACGATAGCTTTTATGACCTCAATCAAAGGAAAAATTTAAACCATTTTTATCTTGATTTAGATTTCTTTAGAGTTTATACTGAGGGAGATGAGTAAAAAAACTACCTACGGTCCAGATATCTACAAACGCAATGAGCATGGATTGCTTGAAAATGTAGACTATAAATTTAATGAGGACGGCTCTGTGAATTGGAGAGCTATGATTAAAGAGGAGTTTTTGTATCCTAATAAGGACTGGTTTATTTCAAGAAAGAAAGACGTTCCTAATTCTGTAGAAGGTCTTTCCGATAAACAACTTCTTATCATGCTTGGAGGTATAAAAGAGCTAGCTAAAATGCGCGGATATTCTACCGTTGCTTTTGATGTAGTTCATTCTTCAGATGGTTACGTTACCGCTAAATGCACAATCAGTTGGAACAAGAACTACGAAACACAAGACGAGGTTGTTTATCAAGACTATGCTAATGCCACTCTTGCCAATACAGACAATTTCTGTGCTAAATTCCTAGAAACAATCGCCTGTAATCGCGCTTTTGTCCGTTGTGTGCGTAATTATCTCAATATCCACATTGTGGGTGCAGATGAGATTGATAAGTCAAAAGGAGCTAATAATTCCAACACTGTGGAATATGATGCCTCTAGCGACTCTGCTATGCTCCCATTAACGCCAGCAGGAACGCTCCAGAAGGCTTTGGACGAAGAAAATGGAGTAAACTCTTTCGATGACTTCAAAAAGCTCCTCAGAACCTTCTGGAAAGAAGGAGTCTACAAAAATGAAGAAGCGGCTAATTGGAATTCTTACGATGATATTCCTGCTAAAGAATGCAGAAAGCTTATTGCAATCTGCAAAAAATCATAGACCCATAACATTTCTCTGAGAAGCGGTAAACACGCTTGATATGTATGACTTTCTAACAGAGGTATCCATCCCTCTATCAGTTAGTAGTTCCTGATCTGGTGGAATCAGTTTAATTGTTGATTCATTAATTGTCGTTGTTATACCCTGAGGGCCAACCGAGATTGATAAAGAGTTTATAGTAGGATTAAAAGTGGGTATTTCTAACCCATAGATAGTTCTTGAAGAACTTTTAGGAACATCAACTGCATTAGCATAATTTCCACGCTGACTTTTAAGCGCTCTCATTTCTGTAACATTTCCTGAAGCGGCAAAAATACTTAATTGATTTGTAATACTATGGGCTGGCGCTTGAACATCAAAAGATTTTAAATCAAATCGGTCAAATAGGTCGGATATCTGCTGATCCCCACTTGAGCTTTCTGATATAGCATCATCCTCTGCATCCTCTCCATCTTCAGTAGTTTGATTCACTCTTGTTTTTCCTCTGTCATATTCGACTTTTAATTGTTTTTTTTGTTTATTTGTGGCGTTGTCAAAATTCTTACGAGATTGAGTCGCGTATCTCATTAAAATTGTAAGAAGACCTTTAGCAGTAAACGGGACCATTTTCCCTTCGGTTTGTGTGGGACCGCCCATTACAAGTTTATATGTAGAGTTTTCAAACTCTTTCAATTCTACCAAGTTTTGCAAATATCTAAAATCTACAGCATCGTCATCTTTATTTAGCTCTCTCTTTTTTACTGCCCTTAAACCAACAAAATGAAAGGGATTTACAGTTTTTGCTCTGCCATTTGAAGCATCTGCTAATCTACCAATTGTCATTCTTGGCATACCTAACTTCTTGAACAAATCATCAAGTTCTGATAACTCATCTATGTCTTCTAGAAACTTATTTGATTTAAATGGTCCTACAATGTTAAGAGTATTGCTATTAGAAAAATCCATTCTATCTGCTTTATATTTGGAATATCCATTTGATATAAAGATGCCTCCAGCAAACTCAAAATATGATTCAAGAAATTCATATAATTTCGTTTCACTGGGTTTTATCATGCCCACATTTTTATTTTTTCTACTTGCCAAATTGATGTATTCAAATTTATCTCTAATCCTATCAAATTTAATACCTCTAAATTCTATTTCTGTTTTTCTGTGTTCATCTGCTTGTTTATCAAGTGGGAAAATAAACCTTCCTTGCTCCTTTTTGTTTTTCTTTGGTCCAAACTTAATTACATCTCCTGATTTCGGCTGATCAGTATAAAGATCTGCAAAACTAATTCTTGCAGCCCTATCACCAAACCGCTGTTCTAAAAGAGATCTTTCTTGTCCACCCTCTGGAGGATTAAAGTCTTCCATAGCATATGCTAAAAAATAGGTGTATTTATCAAAAATATCAGTATTTACTCGTCCTTGATTGAATAAGAAGTAAAAGATTCCTAAAGTAAACTCGCTTAACTTAAAACCTTTTGCTTTTTCTGGGAAGACTCTTTTAAATGAAGCTTTTCTTCCTCTAAAATCATCTTTTGGAGATTTTTTTTCAGGCTTCTCAGCGGAACCTATATAAGCATTTACAAGCTTTCCCGTAGTTTTTGCCTTTGTAAAAGAGGCTGAAGTTATGGATTCGTCAGTTGTATCCGTGTGATCAATTATATTTATACTAGAGGCTTGCTCTGTGTTTATGAACTGAACAGAGCCATTTGCAGGATTCACAAACCAAAAGTATCCAAAAAAAGATGCGATAGCACCCAAAATACTATCAAGGGTTCCAGTGTTCTCAAATAATATATCTTCACTATCTGGCAAGCCCACTAGGTTTATTCCAACCATAGATAAAGCCTCTTTAAATTCTTTGACAGTATAACCATACTTTAAATCATATTGAGACAAATCTGGAGCGCCCTTATAAGTTTCACTAACAAATTCATCATTCAAAGAAAGCTCTGGCTTTAACTCTTTGTTTTGATAAACTAAAGTTATTTTTAGCCCATCAAATTTTGCTGCTGACTCGTAATTATATATTCTTCCGAGCATTATAATTGAACCAGATTGATCTAGGGTCGGACCTTGAGATTTAAATGATTTTAGCGGTGAATTTATAACCTCTGTAAAATAAGGTATTGGTCCTTCAAAGTTTAAAGTTTCTGGTCCACAGTTTATACCCCTAACCATGACAACATGAGACTTTAATATTAGAGAAGTTCTATCTACATATTTTCTACTGATAGTTTTTTTTGTGGGGTCTGCTCCAATACTATGTTGAGTGCAAACAAAGTTTGTCATCATTTCACCAATTTTTTCATTGGAGAAAGAATTTAATTCACCCAAATCTCCAACAACCGTTCCCAAACCATCTGATCCATCTAAATTTTTTGCATTTAAAAGAGTGGTGACTGATGCAGTATGACCACCACCAGCATTAGAAAAGTTTAAATCTATTTTTTGTATTGTCTCACTCATAACACAAGAGAAGATCCAGATAATATTTCCGCTAATCCTCCACTAATAGTAGCGTCAAAGCCTGTCTTAATAGTATTTACACCTATAAATAATTCTAGATAATTGCTCTGAGGCTGAAGAATACCATTTACATAATAGTTGTTTCTTTTCTCAATATATCCATCAGTGAATATAAAATCAGAATATCTGCCCGTTTCAGAGGTTGTTTTTGATCTTTTTCTGTGAGCAGTGTATTTAAATTCATTTTTATTCTCATTTGAAACCACTCCTCCTGCTTCGCTTACACCTACCCCGAAACTGAACTGCCAAGCTTGAGTTGTCCCAGCCCCCACAGCAATACCAACCCCAGCCCCAGAGTATACCTTTACTCCATTTAAAAAATAATGATAATCTTTAAAATCAGAAACTGAATATTGACCACTTATCCCAGAATTTAAAGAAAGTCCTAAATCTCCAGTCCCTGCAAATATTCCCCCAGTAATTATATTATAAGTTACTTGGGATTCTCCATTTACTGGAGTCGTAGAATCAAAGTATAGTTTAGACTGATCAAAAGCGTTAGACTCATCCCCTTTTGTAAAAAAATCACCCGTTTTTATATTATAAAAAACTTCATTTGTGATTGTTTGAGTGAAAGGTATTTCTTGTAACAAACTTTGCCCGTTTACATATGATGAAACTTCCCTCTGACCAGTGCTTATGGTTCTATCATAATAAAATTCACCAAGACTACCAACGGCTTCTCTATTTAATATATCAAAAGTATTTGTTTCCAATTCATTTGAAGAACATCCAGAAACGGAAACATCACCCGTGCTAAAAACAACATCGTATATCATTTTCTCTCCCCCTTATAATAAACGTAATCTTTTTTAAATAATTTTGATGGCCCAGATAAAATTATTCCAGAACTACTAATAGAAGGTCTATCTACTACAGTTTCAAATAATGGTGTTTGAACAACCCCGCTTATATCTGGCAACTCCCCAGTTTGAAATCTGAACCCATAAAGCTTCACTGCCACTGTCGCTGCTCCAGAAATATCCTGTCTTTCAATATAGTTTTGAATTTGACTCTCAACATGACGAAGACCTAAAGTTGCAAAAGCGCTGTCTCCACTAGGTAAATATTGGTATCCAGAATCTGGATGAAGTATACCAATTTGTTCTTTGTTAAATGTTGTTACACCACCTTCTTCAAAAGTGTGATAGTTTAAATATATATCACCTTCAAATTTATCATCAGTTGAACTTGAAGCAAGTCCTCCTGTTAACATATATCTTCCTGTAGAAATATCTAATGATCCAGTAGTTTCATAATCATATCCAGTTATACCTGTTTTATAAGTAACAACTTGTCCATATCCAGTAATTATTTTTTTCTCTGTAGCAGTTGTTGCACTTTCAAAAAATGAACCAATTAAACCGCTACCAATAGTTAATCCTATGCTTGGTGGTATATATCCTGAAAAAAGACAAAAAGAATTTAAACTTATATTTGAGGTTCTAAATTCCCCAGATGGTCCAGCAGTGCCGCCTCTAAAATATTGATTAGACCCACCTAGATAAAATTTTGAATTATTCCCAATAAAACTAGAATCCACAGTAAATGACTCTGTTTCTATTTTATTATTCAAGTAATCAAATTTAGAAAGAGATAATGTATTGCTGCCTACAGAAAAACCCACAATGTTTCTTCTTGATAACTCTATGGAGTTTGCGGTGTGGATGTAATCTCCATTTTTACCAAAAGATTGATAAAAAAGTTTTCCTCTACTATTGACACCAAAATTAAAACCTTTTGCACCTGTGACAATTAACCCATCCACACTAGTGGAAATTTTTTCTAGAGAACCAAAAATCACAGAATCTGAAACTCCAGTATTGAATTGAAAATCTACTAAATTAGATAAATTTGAGTATCTTACAGATGGAGTTTCTACCTTCAAGGTTGATTCACTCAAGTCTGCCATATTGCTATCTAGGAATATTCCTGTAGTAAAAAGTTTGGCACCTGCAACAGTTCCCTGTCCTGAGTGAGTGACTATTCCACTATATATTCCCGTGTTAGTAGCAGGATCACAATTTTCTATTACTCCGAAATTTAATCCTCCTGCTTCCTTATTGCCAATATGTCTGCCGCTCATCCCAGAAAAATCATAATGCACTAAAAGCCTATCGGTGCTTCCGAAGGCTTGATACATGCTATAATTTAATCCTGATTGACTCATATTAGTAATACCTACTCATATTATAAGAAATAGTTTGATCATTTAAACTGCTACTTTCTGCAAAAGAGAAGACTCCACTAGCATAACCACTAGATACTTCTATTAATTTTTGTAAATCTCCTGTCGATGCTTCACAACTAGCTGACACGCTATATTCACCAGCCCTTCTGTTTATAAGCTTTTGTTTAGCAAACCCACCTAAACTGGGAACTATGCCACTTAATTCAATAGGTCTTTTGTCAGTTATGGATATTTGTAATCCAGACAATAAACCAGATGATAAATCAATTCTGTTATCAAACTCTAATGAATATGAAATTAAACTTTGTAAAGGGTTTTTAGTTATTTGTCTAGATGTTGGAATTGGATTTAAGAAATCTCCGCTTATGTGATAACCTGTGGCATCTCCTGTAAAATCCTGCAAAGCCTCTATAGCTAAATTTAAAAATCCTGAGTTAGCAAGAACTCCACTATATTGAGAATCTACTTGTTTAAACCTTTCTCCCGTTGCTGGATCGCCAGTCCCCACTATATCAAATGGACCCTTGTATTTAAATTCTCCGTTTATTGATACTCTTACTATAGATTCATCTTTACTAGCTGAAACTGTAGCAGATCTTGTATGAAGAACATTTCCGCTTCTGTCTAAATTTTCTGGGTCTGTAAAATTATATGTGAAATTTACAATATTAGACCCAGTATCTAAATCGTAATTAACAGAAGACGGTCCATTATTTATAAAACTATAAGCTCCTGTTTCATAATCAGAAAGAGATGATGCCACAGCATTTACAGCCAATTGAGCAGCTTGGGTTGAATCAAAAATACCCGTGTCAAGCAATCCTGTTCCAAACTGGGGTTTCTCAAAATCTCCTTTTACAGAGCCATTAACCACAACATTTAATCCATCTTCTTTACTAAAAGATATTTTTGTTGAACAATTCAGTATGCCAGATTTTGAAACTCCTGTTGTAGTAAGATCTTCGCTAGTGCTATAATTATAAATTTCATCAATAGAATAAAGATTATTTGATTTATCTATATTCTCTGTCCTCGAAAATAAGAAGGCATTATTGTTTGCTCCAGTTTGAAATAAGCTTAAATCTCTGCAACCAGTAGTTCTACCTGTTACAAAATTTCTAGCATTTACTAAAGGATCATCACCATTGACCTTAACACCTCTTGCAGAAACAGAGTGATTAACTTCTGTTATTCTTCCCTCTTGCTCTTGAAAAGTCCATTTATCTTGAGGATCTTCAATACCAAAAAACTCTGAAAAACTTTCTTCTGAATAACTTTCAAAAGAAACAGAATATGGCATTATTGTTGTTAAATCAGAAGAATCGAAAGAAATAGATATTGGTTTAGCTGTAGAAAATGCTTTTAAAGTCAGATCATCATTAGTAATATTTAAAGTTTGAAACTCCGACAGCATACCACTGATCATTTGCATTTTTTGTAAATGCAAGCCGCTTAAATTAGCTCCAGTTAGATTACCTACTATCTCTATAGTATTTTTTGTATGATCTACTGCTCCTTGGATATAAATGGGTTCTACGCCATATCCTACTAGTGGAGTTGGATATGGGAAGGTGTAAGATCCATATGTTATAGTTTCTGCCATTACTCTTTTAAAAATAAATATTGTATATTTCTGCTTGAGTTGCCTTTCCCTAAATTTAAATTTATAGTGTCATTAATTATATGGATAACATCCTCATCAACCAATTCATTCATTTCCGTTGTTTTAGATTCTAAAACATCTCTAACATCATAAATGCCCATACTTTGACTCGTTATAGCTTCAGCAGTAACAGTAGCTTGACCAACTGTTTTTTTATTGCTGCTAATAATTTGATCTTCTAAATTTACTAAATCTAAAAATTTAAATACTCTATCAATTTGATGAGTTTTACTTAAGGTCTTTTTAAATTTTAATACACCATCATTTGTATCTTTGTAAGCAAGATCTGTAGTGAAAGATATTTCCTCTGTCACAAACCCCTCAGATTTTTCAAAAGTTGTAGATCTAGATTTTTCTACTATATCTGATGCAGGATGAAACAATCTTTTTATTTTATCTTGAATGTATGTTTGTTCTGCAATCCAAGATGTTTTAG